CTCCCACCCTCTTTAAGAGGGTTTTTTTTTTATGTCATTATGTTTAGTTCTATTGAGGAAATCTAAAAACAATATAAATAAAACCCCTTTTGTGTTGAAAGTATTATAATATAATATGTGGAACTCAACACAATGAACAATGTCAGGGGATTATTTTACTCACAACGATAGACAACCGTGTCTTTCAACGTACTCTACGTTGAAATGGGAAAGCACAGGTGAATTGTCAGAACTTGATATGGATAGGATAATGGGATTGCTCAATAAGAATCAAGAACCAAAAGAGTGTGAAGTTTCTGTGGCGATGGATGAAATTAAAGAATCTAAGTGGAAAGATACCACCTACATCGAATCTATTCATGTCAATGCACGATACCGAACTGGTAGTGCGATGCAAGAATAAATATTGAGGGTAATACCCTCTTTTTTTAATGGCAATTGCATATTATTATCCAGAAGGACCGTTGGGTCCAATATGTGACTATCAAATTGATGAGGAGGTTGGTCGTGGGTGCTCTTCAGATGCTGACTGTCCTCCAGGATATATTTGTGTTGATGGTCGGTGTGTTCCTATAGGTGATGGTAGACAAACAACTTATGGTCCTGTAGATTACGGTGATATAGAAATTGTAACAGGTGGTGGTGTTCCTGCACTTACTACTAGAAGATGTAGAGTTAGAACTCTTGCTGATGGAACGGAAGAATATTATGATTGTGTAGATGATTTTTTAACACCGATTGGACCACCAATTGGTTATCCTTTAATAGAACCTGAGTATAATTGGGAGTATCATTCAACAACTCCTTGGGGATTAGATGATGACTTTGAACCTGTAAAAATGGGTCCGTATGATTGTGCTCCTTTTGAACCAGACATTAATATACTTCCTTTGAAGATGTACCGACCTGATGGAACTTATGTCCTGAAAGTTCTAACAGAAAGATCATCACCACCAACTTTCCCTGTAAGAAGTGGTTCAACAACTATTGAATCTGGAAATGTTGGTGCGGATTTTGTAGAAGTCAATGTAGATAACCTTTGGTATACAAATCCAGCAACACTAGCATGGCGTATTACAGACTCTACTAATACAGAAATTACCAACTCTGTTCTCAAAAAAGGTAGTTGGGTACAGGTAGGTGCATCAAATAATCCTGGTAATGGTTGGACACAACACATGATTGATTATGGTATCTATCCAGTAGTACCTTTAGATACGGAAGAAGATCCTTACATTGGACAGTGGCAGACACATACTACTACTGTTAATTTTGCTACCTCTGGCACATATGATATAAGGATAGAGTCTGACAATGATGGTTACATTAAGATTACAAACTCTGATGCTATCGATATTCTTGATAGGCAGATACCATATAGAACTGATGTTGGTTGGGGAGAAGAAACTATTTCCTTAACATTAGCTGCAGGTGTCTATACTTTAGAGACACGTGTTAGGAATAAAGTTTTACCAGGTGGTGATTTAAAACTTAGGGTAACTGGTGATGCTGCTGGTCTTGTTGGACTTAAATTTAAATGGAATGACAATCCTAACACTGCTGGAACTGCTTTGAGTTCTGTCGTTGTTGATGGTGTTACATTCAATCAGACAGGAAGAAGTGGAGAGACTGATGGTATACTTACGGTTAATAATGGAGTTGATTATCCAATAACAATTAATCCTGGTACAGGATATGGTGGAAAGGAAGTACAGAATAAAGATATTGGTTTTTATGATCTTGATGGACAAGATTGGAATGCAACCTTATCAATTGTTAGATTTGAACCAGAACCTCAGGTAAGTAATACAAATGGATGGTGGTCTGAGGAAGGGAATAAGTATGCAGTTTGGACTAATCCAGAGGTTTGTACTTTACCGTTCTTGCCTCAAGAGGTGACATATCTTGTAGATATTCCTGCAACAGACACCTATACTATTACTGGTGGTGCTGATGATCAATTTAGAGTATATTTAAATGATGAAACTACTCCTGTAATTCAAGGTCCAGGAGGTATTTTTGCTGGAGGAACATACAACACTCCATACTCTGCTACTAGATCATTGACGGCAGGTCAATTAAAAATTGTTGTTTGGTGTGAAAACTCTGCTGCTGGATTTGTAGATTCTAATGGTGACCCAGTAGGAGATGCATTCAGATGGGATAGAAATCCTGGTGGATGGTATTTGAAAATCTGTAGAGGTAGTAGTTGTATTTCACCATCAACTGTTGAGTGGGTTCCATCTGGTCCTCATAGTTCTTGGGGAGATTTTGCAGATAAATATCTGGTTTATCCATCCAACAATCTTGTCTTGAAGGGAACTGTTCATACAACATCTTATAATATTAACGTTCCTTTTCCAGGTAATTATACTTTAGAATATGCTGTGGATGATCAAGGAACTATCTCATTAGATGGAACACAGATTGTAAGCTCTACATATAATGCTCCAAGTTCATCAACATATACTATTAATAATCTTACTGCTGGTCCTCATGTAATAACAGTTACCGTTCAGAATCAAACGCAGATGCAAGACAGTGATGATTGGACTAGGAATCCTGCAGGTATAGGATGGACTCTAACTCCTCAAGCAAGTGCATCTAATATTGCAGCTACGTTTAAAAATAATGGTGATTTGTTAGTAACAGGAGAAGGTTTTGGAGAAGTTCCATTGACCTTTACATCTGTTGCTGCTACTGCTACTGGTGTTGATTGGACAATCGCAGGAGATTCACCTGATTCGGGGTATCAAATAGCATCTCCTACTAAGATTATGTGGGACGATGATATTGGTGGTGGGTTTGATGAAAATGCTAGTCTGACTATTTCAAGTATTACTCAGATAGGTACTTCAAATGTAGGTGTTACGTTTAGTTCTGATGGAACTGGTATCGATATAACTGGAGCAGGATCTGCTGATGTTGTATTTGATTTTGCATGGAATGACCAAGTAAGTATATCTGGACGAGCAGTTGGAACTTTGATACTCTTAGGTCAAACATTTACTCAGACTTCTAGCACATCTGGTAGTCAAACTGCAACCATTAGAGTTAATGGTAGTACATCTGCTGTTTCTTACTACATTGGTGGAGAATCATTTATTCAGACTACATCTGCTGTTTCTACTACTAAAACTATTGAAGTAGAAGGTGGTGGAGCACAAGGTAGAACATATTCAAGTAGTTCTTTTTATACAGATAATATACGAACTGAAAACGATGGACAAAGACTTTGCTTGAATGATAATAGTGGTAGTAATGAGTACATGACATTTATGAGAAATGTACAGATCAATCGTACAGGTGGATTTACTGAGTATAATGATTTGGGATTTGAGGATACCACAAATACTGCAAATTATTTTTATCCTATTGTCAGAGCAATCGCTGAAGAGTATACTAGTGGTAGGTTTGGACGCACAGGTACCTTTCCAAACAGAGGTAGAGCACCAGATGAGAGTGGTATGACTTATTGGGTTCTTTCTTATCTTAACAGTGGTGGATCATTGAATGGTCCTGTTGACCCAACTCTTTTTGATAGACTCAAATTTCTAATCTTTACTGCATATACAAACAATCCATTAGGAAATGAAGGAGACCTTGGAGATATAGTATCTGTTGTCTATCCTCAACGTTGTACTGCTCACATAGATATTGGAACAATTAACCAAGGGGTTGCCACTAATGCTATAATAGCTTCGTCTCTAGATTTAAGACCTTTCATAGAGGGAGGTAACTTGATCTGGAATACTAGAGATGCTACAGGGTACACATACAAGGAGATTGAGTAATGGAATTACCAAAAATTAAAAACGAAAATTTACCTAAAGAGTTGAAAGAGATTCTTGGTGACGGAGATGCTGAGTTCGAAGCAATTGTAGATCCTATGGATGTTCTTATAGATTATCTTGATCCCGAACAAGATCAGAAATCTCGTTCAAGAGTTGCTCAAATGCTTTTAGAATCAAGAAAGAAATCTCATGAACGTTTGAAGCAGCAGAGATTAGCGAAGAATCCGAACCCCTCTTGACACTTATATAAAATTGTGTTATTATAAATACTTCTTAACAAAGGACTCGAAACTATCGTAACCCTGTGTTAATGCTATAGATCCCATGTCGGGGATCTTATCATCCGCAGGGTCTTTTAGTATCCTTGCGAGACACTTAAAAAACAATCATGTCTATTAAATCAACAATCGCTGCAGTAGCAGCATCTCCATTCCTTCTCGCTGGTGCAGCTTTTGCTGGTCCATACGTGAATGTAGAGTCTAATCTTTCTTATCCTGACGGCGACTATTCTTCTGCTGCTACTGATATCCATATCGGATATGAGGGAGTAACAGGTGCTACTGGTAACATTGCTTACTATGTACAAGGTGGTCCTTCACTTAACCATTCTGAGTCTACTGATGACACTGAAACAGAACTTTCTGGTAAGATCGGTGCTTCTGTTCCTGTAAACGAAGATCTTGCTCTTTACGGTGAGGTTTCTGGTGCTTCTAATGGTGAGGATAGCGACGGCGACACAATCATTGATTGGGGTGCTAAGCTAGGTGCTAAGTTCACATTCTAAATTCACATAGTGAATAAATCTAGGAGGGGTTGCGACCCCTCCTTTTTTATGCTATAATTTCAAAAACATATTTCTTATGAATTTTTCTGTATACACTCGTAACGGTTGTCCCTATTGCTCAAAAGTTAAAGCAGTTATTGCTGGTAAGGGATATAAGTTTACTGAATATCGTTTAGATACACATTTCGATAGACAAGGTTTCTATGAACAGTTTGGTAATGGTAGTACATTCCCTCAAGTTATTTTAGATGGTAAAGTTCTTGGTGGTTGTACAGAAACTGTTCTATATTTGAGAGAGAACAATTTGATTTAATCACTAAATAAAAATAGCTGCGGAGAAACCCTATGGAACCAATCATTGTTGCACTGGTTGTGTTATTTGTTATAGGAGCATTTGTCCTTGGGATAACTGTTTCTTGGTTGGCAAAAGGATATGTAGAAGACTACATAGAAAATGCAGCATATTCTAAATCAGTTATACATCCTGAAATGTTTGATGAGAATGGTAACATGTTACATGATGAACTTATTTACATCAAACCAACAAATCCAGACTGGAATTTTGAGGATGCGGATGAAGAAGACTAATCACAGGAGTTAAATTATGCCACGTAATATGGACAACAGTAACCCTAGGTTACTGCTAAGTGAGATTTTGAGAAAGGTCTCTAATGCAAAAACAAAGAAGGAGAAAGTTGAACTCCTTCGTAAACATAATAGTAGTGCTCTTAGACAGTTGTTAATCATCAATTTTGATGAGAGTATTATTTCATTGATGCCAGAAGGAGATGTACCTTACACTCCTAACGATGCACCTATAGGAACAGATCACTCTCGCCTTGAGCAAGAGTATCGTGGTCTCTATCGGTTCTTTAAAGGTGGAGATAATAGACTCAATACTTTGAAGCGTGAGTCTATGTTTGTTCAACTCTTAGAAGGACTTCATCAGGATGAAGCAGAACTTGTAGTTCTTGCTAAGGATGGTAAACTGAATGATAAGTATAAGCGTGTCACTAAGGCAATGGTATCCGAAGCATTCCCTCAGATTGAGTGGGGAGGTAGGAGTTGACAGGTGTAAAGATTTTAAAAGAGAAATGTAGTGTCGATGATGCAAAGGATAAATCACTACCATATACTGCCTATCTGGTTGAGTATAAGGTAGATGATCAATCTACATTTGATATTGCTATTGCAAATAAAGCAGTAGAACTTTTTGATTATTATTACGATCTATATAAAAAGAACTTTGTAAAATTTACACAATCAGAGGGTAGAATTAATCCTAAATTATGGAACGATCCAAATCAACCAAAACCTCCAAAGAAAGGCAGGAAAAAGTGACAATATACTTTGACAAACGTGCCTTAGAACAACAGAAAAAAGAAGACGAAGAAATAAAACAGGAAGAACTGGATAAGAAGGCAGAAAAAGAAAGGAATGAAGAGAAGGGTAAGGAAGTTGTGAATGCAATTGGTAACTTATTTCTATCACCTCTAGCTCTTATGCTAGTATGGAATGCTTGTATACCAGGTCTCTTTGGATTAGCAACCCTAGGATACTGGTCTGCAATGGGATTGTATGTAGTTTTTCGTATATTATTAAAGAACCCATGACTAAAGTATGTTTAATCTCTGTTACTCCTGATGCAGAGAAGACCATAGGATACATTGCTCGTGTGAGTAATCCTAATAATCAGGACAACCCTAAAGTGGCAGGGTTATTAAAGTATTGTATTAAGCATGGTCATTGGTCTGTGTTTGAGCAAGCATCAATGACTTTGGAGATTCATACTACTCGTGCTATCGCTGCTCAAGTACTACGACATAGGTCATTTACATTTCAAGAATTTTCACAGAGATATGCTGACTCTTCTCTACTTGGAGATAGCATTCCTCTGCCACAACTACGTCGTCAAGACGATAAGAATAGACAGAATAGTATTGATGATATAGATCCATTTGTCAGACAGGACTACGAATTAAAAATACAAAGGCATTTTGCAGATGGAATGAACCTCTACAAAGAAATGCTTGACTCAGGTATTGCAAAAGAATGTGCAAGAAATGTATTGCCTCTTGCAGTACCAACAAAAATGTATATGACTGGTAATCTTCGCAACTGGATTCATTATATCGACTTACGTTCTTCCAATGGTACTCAAAAGGAGCATCAAGAAATTGCACTTCTTGTTAAAGATCATTTCACTTGTCAGTTCCCAGTGATTTCTGAGGCACTTGGATGGTGTCCTGAGGAAGAGGATGAATGTCCTTGTCGTTATACTAATTGGGAAGATCTACAACCATGTTTGAGGATTGAGTGATCTAAATAGTTGCCTAGTACAAATGCCTATGTTAATTTTGAAGGACAAAAAAGCAGCGAAGAAGATTATAAAACTTGCAAAAAAACACCCAGACTGGTATACTGAGGAGGAAGTTAAATATGCCAAACAATTTAGATGGCGTATTAAGCAAGAACAAAAACAAAAAAAGGAGGAAACTTGAATGCCCACCTACCCTGTAAAACATAAGGAGACTGGAGAAACAAAAGAACTCTCCATGTCAATGAAAGATTATGACCAGTGGAGGAAGGACAATCCTGATTGGGATAAAGATTGGGGTGCAGGTATAGGTGGTCATATGTATGGCAAACCTAAGATGGATGATGGTTTCAAAGAAGTCATGTCCAAAGTACAAGCAGCACATCCCCGATCAAACTTGAGTCGTTTTACTTAAATCATGGCAAGAGCACGAAAGAAGACTAATGGTAATGGTACTGCACCACTACAACCCATGTCAAAGAAAATGATGAAACGAAAGAAACCTATTGATTCATCTTACATGGTTCCTGTTAATCCATTGACTCCTAATCAGGAGTTGGTGTTTGAACAGTATGCAGAAGGACAAAACCTTCTGTTACATGGTGCAGCAGGTACAGGTAAAACTTTTATTACATTGTATCTTGCCTTGAAAGAAGTGCTTGACGAGAGCACACCTTATGATAAGATATACATTGTCAGGTCTCTAGTACCTACTAGAGAGATTGGTTTCCTACCTGGTGACCATGAAGATAAGTCTGCATTATATCAGATACCATACAAAAATATGGTGAGATATATGTTCAGTATGCCTGATGATAACTCTTTTAATATGCTTTATGAAAATCTTCGTGCCCAAGAAACAATAAGTTTCTGGTCTACAAGTTTTATTCGTGGTGTTACTCTCGATAATGCTATTGTTTTAGTAGATGAATTCAGTAACTTGAATTATCATGAACTTGATAGTATAATAACAAGAGTTGGTCAAGATTCTAAGATTATGTTCTGTGGTGACATCACTCAAACTGATCTCACTAGAGAGAATGATAAGTCTGGTATCTCAAACTTCATTAATATTCTTCAGACTATGCGTGAGTTTACTTGCGTTGAGTTTGGTATTGATGACATCGTGAGGTCTGGATTGGTCAAATCTTATCTTGTCACTAAGTATAATCTAGGTTTTTAATGTTTAAATTTATTGATACTGACCTCAAAGAACATGTTGAGGTTGATGCTATTGACCGTAACGGAACTAGATTCTACCCTATTCCTGGTGCGGATAAATATTATCCGAGTGTAACTTCCATCACATCGTTCAAGAACGCTCAGTTTTTCCAAAAATGGAGAACTAAAATTGGTGAAACGGAAGCGAACAGAATTACTGCCAGAGCAACACAAAGAGGTACAGCATTCCATTCTATTACTGAAGATTATTTCAAAGGAGAATTGGATACAGACAAATACTTGGAAAATAATCCATTGTCTGTTAGAATGTTTCACATAGCAAAGCCTACGTTAGATCGTATCAATAACATTCATTGTTTAGAGACTTTTCTATACTCTCATTACCTTGGTCTTGCTGGTCGTGTAGACTGCATCGCTGAGTTTGATGGTGAGTTGGCAGTAATCGATTTCAAAACTTCAACAAAAGAAAAGAAGGAAGATTGGGTTGAACATTATTTTGTTCAAGAGACTGCGTATGCAGCAATGTTCCTTGAACGTTCAGGTTTAGAGGTGCAGAAAATTGTCACACTTATCGCAACTGAAGAGGGATCTGTTCAAGTATTTCAGAAGTACAATCTTGATGACTATTTACAATTACTCAAATCCTATATTGAAGAATTTGTTAGGGGAAGAGCGAATGCCTGATAAAGAAGTTGAGGACAAATTTTTAACGCCCACCAAATTCTCTCAAGAAATTGAGCGATTGGTTAAGCGTAGTAGTGGTCTCATCTCATACATTGAAGCAGTAGTAACCTACTGTCAAGAGAATGAGATTGAGATTGAAACTGTTCCTAAACTAATGTCTAAACCCCTTAAAGAACGCTTACGACATGAAGCAGAGCGTTTAAACTACATGAAAAAAAGATCTAAAGGAGTTCTACCATTGTAAAATGAGTAAATTTTTCAACTCAGACCAAGTACAAAACAATCTACAAGATATCTTCAACACTTATCAAGAAGTTGCTGCAATGACAGCAAAACTTTCTACGATGAGTAGAGAAGAGAGACTAGATCATATTGAAGATTGTAAAAACTTGATCGATAAACAAAAGACTTTTTATGGTAGACTATGCCTTGCTGCATCAGAGGACAGGGAAGCAGCAGACATGAAATCTAGGATCAATGCCCTGTCCAATGCTTTTGGGTATAAAGA